TGGTGGTAACGCTTTGTTATTCATGGGTAAAGATGGAATAAAGAACTACCCTTTGAATAGGTATGTCGTTAACAGAGATGGAAATGGTAACGTCCTAGAAATAGTTACAAAGGAATTGATTAATAAGGATGTTCTCGGCTTTGACCTTCCAGTCCCAGTCCCGAACACCGGAATCGACGAGTCTCAAGGTGGAGCTACCGATGATGTCGAAGTTTATACGTACGTAAAACTAGATAACGGCAGATGGGTATGGCACCAAGAGGTTCTCGATAAGATAATCCCAGAGACTAGAAGTACTGCACCTAAGAGCGCAAGCCCATGGCTGGTACTAACCTTTAATGAGGTTGACGGTGAACAGTATGGACGCGGAAGAGTTGAAGAATTCTTAGGTGATCTCAAATCATTAGAAGGATTATCACAAGCTCTCGTTGAGGGCGCGGCGGCTGCATCGAAAGTAATCTTTCTGGTTAGCCCCTCCTCTACTACGAAGCCAGCAACCATAGCTAAAGCAGCTAACGGTGCAATCGTTCAAGGTAGAAAAGATGACGTAGAAGTAATTCAGGTAGGTAAGACTGCTGACTTTTCTACGGCTGCACAAGTTGCTCAGACTATTGAGAAAAGATTGCTTGAAGCTTTCCTTGTCATGAACGTTAGGAATGCAGAAAGGGTTACAGCCGAAGAAGTTCGACTTACACAGTTAGAACTTGAACAACAACTCGGAGGTATCTTCTCATTACTAACTGTCTCATTCCTAATACCATACTTATCAAGAACTCTATTGGTCTTACAAAGATCTAATGAACTTCCTAAGTTACCTAAAGATATAGTACGCCCCAAGATTGTTGCAGGTGTTAATGCTTTAGGTCGTGGTCAGGATAGAGAAAGTTTAAATATGTTTATCGCTACCATTGCTCAGACTTTAGGTCCACAAGCTTTGCTGACATACATCAATCCAGAAGAAGCTATTAAACGATTAGCTGCTGCACAGGGTATAGATGTATTGAACCTAGTCAAGACACCAGAGCAGATGGAAGAAGATAAGCAAGTGAGGATGCAAGATCAACAGAGTCAAACCTTACTTGAACAAGCTGGTCAATTTGCTAATTCAAAATTAGTAGACAGTAAGAACATGGAAGGAATGCAACAACAACAAGAACAACCCCAACCACCTACGGAGTAAATGGCAGAGACATTAACGTATGACAATACACCAGAGTCAGAAATCCTAACTGATGAAGAAGCGGATTCTCTGGAAGTTGGTGAACAATTAGTAGAACAACAAGAACAACTACTAGCAGGTAAGTACAAGAACGCTGAAGATCTTGAGTCAGCTTACATAGAACTACAAAAGAAACTAGGTAGTAACGATGACGAAGAAGGAGAAGACAACGAAGGAGAAGACGAAGGAGAAGGAGTTGATGAGGAGGTATCTGATGAAGCTCCTGCAATCAGTCTGATCCAAGAAGCTTCTACTGAATACTATGCCAATGATGGAGAGCTAAGTCCTGAGACAATTCAAAAGTTCTCCAGTATGAGTAGTCAGGATCTTGTCAATGCTTACATAGAAATCCAAAGGAATAATCCAGATGCTCAAGTACAAAGTGCTGAGTTATCTGATGCAAACATTAATGATGTTCAGAACTCAGTTGGTGGAGAACAAGCTTATGAGCAACTAACTAACTGGGCTGCTGATAATTTACCCGATCAAGAGATAGATGCTTTTGACAATCTTATAGATAGTGGCAACGTAGCTGCTATCAAGATGGGATTAACAGCGTTGCAATCTAAATACAACGAAGCTAATGGCTACGAAGGACGAATGTTGCAAGGCAAGAAGCCTTCATCATCTGGTCAGGTCTTTAGAAGTCAAGCTGAATTAATACAAGCTATGAGCGATCCACGTTATGAAACAGATCCAGCTTATAGAAATGACCTACTTGAAAAACTAGACAACTCAGATCTTAATTTTTAATCATGCCCGGATACAACGATGCAAAGAGAGAGTGGGAATCTGCAAAAGAAATGCAAAGACAAAATGCGGAACGTATCCGCAGACAGAAGATGAATGCAGATGGAACCCTAAAAGGATTTGATGAAGGTTACAAAACAGGTTCATGAAAAAGAAAGTTCTTAAACCAAAGCCTATTCGTAAGAAGGGTTACTAGGTGTCATGGCGACCTGAACTTTCATCCTCGCCTATCACCTACTTTGAATTCAATGACAACTACTACCGAATACGGTAAACAAAACATCTTCGCAAAAGAACCTCCCATACAAATTATGGAAACTCATAACCACGAAGGCGATCCAATGCACATCGCTGAAGAGCTTAATGGACGAGTAGCAATGCTCGGTATCGTTGCAGCTCTAGGTGCATACCTAACAACCGGACAAATTATCCCCGGCATTTTTTAAATGACAACAGCCACATTAACTAAACCTCTATCAACTAACTGGAATAGCTTTTGTGACTGGGTTACTAGCACCAACAACCGCCTCTACTTGGGGTGGTTCGGTGTCTTAATGATTCCCGCACTCTTAACAGCAACTACTTGTTTCTTAATAGCATTCGTAGCCGCGCCACCTGTAGATATTGATGGAATACGTGAACCAGTTGCAGGCTCACTACTCTATGGAAACAACATCATCTCGGGGGCAATCGTACCCAGCTCAAACGCAATCGGACTCCACTTCTATCCCATCTGGGAAGCAGCCAATCTCGATGAATGGCTTTACAACGGTGGACCCTACCAGCTCATCGTCTTTCACTTCCTTATCGGTATCTCAGCTTACTTGGGACGCCAATGGGAACTTAGTTACAGACTAGGAATGCGACCATGGATTTGCGTAGCTTATTCCGCACCAGTTGCAGCATCCTTTGCTGTCTTCCTCGTGTACCCATTCGGTCAGGGGAGCTTCAGTGATGGAATGCCTCTTGGTATTAGCGGTACTTTCAATTTCATGTTCGTATTCCAAGCCGAACATAATATCCTCATGCATCCTTTCCACATGCTCGGTGTTGCTGGGGTATTCGGCGGTGCTCTTTTCGCTGCAATGCACGGAAGTCTTGTTACTTCCTCACTTATTAAGGAAACAACTGGCTTAATTTCTCAGAACTATGGATACAAGTTCGGTCAAGAGGAAGAGACGTATAACATTGTTGCGGCTCATGGCTACTTTGGGAGACTTATCTTTCAGTATGCCTCTTTTAATAATAGCCGGAGTCTACATTTTTTCCTTGCTACTTTCCCCGTCGTTTGCATTTGGCTTACCTCTATGGGAATCTCCACTATGGCTTTTAATCTCAACGGCTTTAACTTTAACCAGTCAGTCGTCGATGCCAGTGGAAGAACAGTCCCCACTTGGGCTGATGTTCTCAACCGTGCCGACTTAGGCATGGAAGTAATGCACGAAAGAAACGCACATAATTTTCCACTCGACCTAGCGGCTAAAGAAATCACACCAGTCGTCTAACAGATAATTTACGACAACTAAATAATGCCTGATTATTCTAAGTTTGATAGAAGGGTTAACGCTGCCTCAAAAGCAAACGGTAAAACTAAAGTCAAAATATTACTCAACGCTGCACAGATCTACGGAAAGATTAAGGCTTAACTCTACGTCCGTTCATCCTTCATTGGACGCATGACGACCTAAGCATGGAACGGGGCTTAGGTACTTGGAGCTTAATCCTATGACAATCAAAGTCACTTACAAGTATCGCGGCGTTTCTTACACCAAATCTAAAACTATTTAATTTAATGAAATCTATTGCACTTGCTCTAGCAGCATCCACCTTTGCAGTACCAGCATTCGCAGGTCCATACGTCAACGTAGAGACCAACGCTAATTACACTGGTTCAGACTACACATCAAGAGCTACTGACCTACACGTAGGTTATGAAAATAATATTGGCGACCTTGCATTTTATATCCAAGGCGGTAAGACAATTAATGCTGTTGATGGCGTTGATGCTGAGTCTAATGTCTCTGGCAAGCTTGGTGGTTCTGTCTCTGCTACAGATCAACTTGGTATCTATGGTGAAGTATCTTTCTCACAAGTGGAAGATGCTGATAACACATACGGTACAAAGTTAGGAGCTAAGTATTCATTCTAATGTCACATCAATCAAATAAGATGAGAGCATCTATTACTTCCTTCTCCCCTGAAGTTCATCACAACAAACCAGAGGAGCATGAGGAAGATAAGAAAGAAGAGTATCGCTCTTTAGAAGAAGCACTATTAGGAGAGTAATGTCAGAAAACGTTAGAGGTTGGAAGCAAACTACTACAGGTAGAAAGCAAACTCCAATCACAGTTGAAAAGAAAACAACTAAAAAAAAAGAGACTGAATAAGTCTCAGGAAGAGAGGCACCTCAGAGTCGGACCTCTCTTTCTTTTGGCTTTTCGCCCCCGAGGGGATACCGATTAGCCGTCTAGACGGTGGGATAGACCACAAATATATCAATTTTAATTTGCGCGCATAGGTAAATACATACCCCTTACATTTTAAAGTAATCAGAAAATGGCACACCAGTCATCTGATTTAACTACCTCGCTTACACGCCCGGGTCAGTTAAATTCAGCGAGTGACGCCAGAGCACTTTACCTTAAATTGTTCAGTGGTGAGCTGTTCAAAGGATTCCAGCATGAGTCAATAGCTCGTGACATGGTAATGAAGAGAACACTCAAGAATGGAAAATCTTTACAGTTTATCTACACAGGTAGAACAACTGCTGAATTCCATACACCGGGCAATTCAATACTAGGTAATAGCGACGGCGCACCTCCAGTTGCAGAAAAAACTATAACCTGCGACGACCTCCTCATATCCAGTGCTTTCGTTTATGAACTTGATGAAACATTGGCGCACTTCGAATTGAGAGGAGAGATCTCTAAGAAGATCGGCTACGCTTTAGCCCAAAAATATGACCGCTTAATTTTCAGAGCGATCACAAAAGGAGCAAGACTTGCTTCACCTGTCACTAAGACAAACTTTGTTGAACCCGGTGGTACTCAGATTCGTGTAGGTACAACTACAAACGATTCTGATGCTTACAGTGCAACAGCTTTGGTGAACGCATTTTTTGATGCCGCAGCAGCACTCGACGAAAAGGGAGTTTCCTCTCAGGGTCGTTGTGCAGTACTAAACCCACGCCAGTACTATGCTCTAATCCAGCAAACAGGCGATAACGGTCTAATCAACAGAGACGTTCAAGGAGCTGCATTGCAGTCCGGTAAAGGCGTCGTTGAGATTGCAGGCATCAAGGTCTACAAGTCAATGAACATTCCGTTCCAAGCTAAGCACGGTGTTGCTTATGGCGGAACAACAGGTGAGACTTCACCATCAAACTTAGGCTCCTTCGTTGGAGATGCTATCGGAGATGGTAGAGCTTCAGTAACAGGTTTAAACAACAACTACGGTAACGCTACTGACTTCGCTAAGTCATGTGGTCTTATCTTCCAAAAGGAAGCCGCAGGTGTTGTAGAAGCTATCGGTCCTCAAGTCCAAGTTACTTCCGGAGACATATCAGTGGTTTACCAAGGAGATGTCATTCTAGGTAGGTTGGCTATGGGTGCTGACTTCTTGAACCCAGCAGCTTCAGTTGAGTTATATACAGGTACTAGTGCTCCAGCAGCATTCGGTGCTACATATCCAGCTAACGCTTAATTATACAATTTATACGGGGGGCTTCGGCTCCCCTTTTTTTTATGACTACTTCAATACAAGCAAGCGATACAGAACTATCCGCCGTTAACTCAATATTGGGTAGCATAGGTCAATCGCCAATAACAGCCCTAGCAAATGGGGATCTTAATTTAGGCAACCCAGAGGTAGCTTTAATACATAACCTACTAATGGAATGTAATAAAGATGTCCAGAATGAGGGTTGGCATTTTAACAAAGAGGATCATGTCAAAGTAGAACGTGATGCTAATGGTCAGTTCTTAGTTCCAACAAACTATCTACGAATGGATATTCACGAAGGTCAAGTAGACCGGAATAGAGATGTCGTAGTAAGAGATGGAAAGATATACGACAATGTTCTACATACAGATGTATTTACAAAAGATTTCTATTTTGATATAACCAGACTCTATTCATTTGCAGATGTCCCCTCAGTTATTCAACGATATATAATTGCTTGTGCTGCTGTTAGAGCTGCAACTCAATTGGTATCAAATTCAGATTTAGTAAAATTATTAATTTTAAATCAAGATAAGACAAGAGCTAACGCGACTGAATATGACTGCGAAATGGGTGATCATTCATTCCTTGGTTGGCCGCATGAAAGTTCATATAGATCCTATCAACCTTACAAAGCACTAGCACGCTAATGGCAAATATCACACAAACTATTCCTAATTTAACTCAAGGTATTTCACAACAACCTGATGAATATAAGATCCCGGGACAGGTTAAGGATATGGTTAACACCTATCCAGACGTTACCCAAGGATTACTAAAGAGACCTGCTGGAAAGTTTGTGGGATCTTTGAGTGATGGAAGTAAAAACTCATCCACTGATGGTAGGTGGTTTCACTACTACCGAGACGAGAATGAACAATACATAGGACAGGTTCATAAAGATGGAACCGTTCGGATGTGGGATTGTTTAACAGGTGCAGAAAAGAATGTAGTTAATGGAATAGGAAACAACACATATCTAACTCATACAAATGATGAAGATATTCAAACACTTACTCTTAACGACTTTACCTATATAACAAATAGATCCATCAACACTGAGATGGATACAACGACTGAACCACTTGGAGATTTTGGGAAAGAAATTTTTGTTGAATTATCATCTATATCTTATTCCAAACAATACGCGCTAAACCTATTCGACAATACAAATACTTCTACAGTTACTACAGCTACACGTATTCGTGTTGAGATGAACTTATCAAGTAATAACTATTGTGATACTAATGGTTTTATGTATGACCATACTAGCCGTTCAGGTGGTTCTAAAAGGTGTGATGAAAGTGCTGGAGATGGTCGAGATGCCTATGCCCCTAATGTAGGTACTCGTATTTTTTCTGTAGGTAGTGGTACATCTCTTACGGATGATAGAGCCGTTGGTGGTATTAAATCAAATGGAACTAATACAAACGTAAATTATTCATATAGTGTCAGCGTACTTAATGATGGTATAGGTGCTGGTGCTCAAAGTGGTAGAAAAAACCTTTACTTCCGTATAGCGACTTCTGGTCAGTCAGTTCCATACACAGAGACAACAGGATCTAATCCCGGGACAACTACCACTACATACCAAGCAAGATATACAACAACCCACGATCTACTACATGGTGGAGAAGGTTGGCAAGATGGTGACTACTTTTATGTTTGGCTTAAGGATGCTCAATACAAGGTTATAATAGAGGCAACCAGTACATCACTTGTTCAAGCAAACCTAGCTCTCGTTAGACCAAACCCAACTCCTTTTGATACAGAGACAACCATAACGGCTGAGAGTATTCTTGGAGATATAAGAGAAGGTATAACTGGTAGTGCTACATCTACAACAGGAAATGGTTTTACTATTACACAGATCGGTACAGGGTTACATATAAAACGATCATCCATATTTAATGGATCAACTCCTGTAGGAGAATTATTAAACGTAGTGGCTGGTAAATGTAATGACATTGGAGACTTACCTAGCCAGTGTAAACACGGGATGGTAGTAGAAGTAGTTAATAGTGCTGCCGACGAAGATAACCACTACGTTAAATTCTTTGGTAATAACGATAAAGATGGTGAAGGTGTATGGGAAGAATGTGCTAAGCCGGGCAGAACGATAAGACTTAAAAGATCAAAGATGCCAGTTACTTTAATTAGAACGGCTGATGGTAATTTTAGGTTAGCCGAATTAGATGGTGCTTCTTATACGATTTCAGGTACTACCTATTATCATCCTCAATGGGATGACGCTTATGTTGGAGATAATATAACTAACCCTGAACCATCATTTATTGGTCATCCGATAAATAAGATGGTCTTCTTTAGAAATAGATTAGCACTACTGTCTGATGAGAATATTATCTTATCTAGACCCGGAAAGTTTTTTAATTTCTTTGCTAATTCAGCTATTACATTTGTAGCTAGTGATCCTGTAGATATAGCTGCTAGTTCTGAATACCCAGCTATTTTGTATGATGCAATACAGGTTAATACTGGACTCGTATTATTCACAAAAAATCAACAGTTTATGTTGACTACCGATAGTGATGTATTCAGTATCCAAACAGCAAAGATAAATAGTTTAGCTAGCTATAATTTTAACTACACTACTAACCCTATTTCTCTAGGTACTACTGTTGGCTTCCTAGATAATGCTGGAAAATACTCAAGGTTTTTTGAAATGGCTGGGATACTCCGAGAAGGAGAGCCACAGGTCATAGAACAAAGCGCAGTAGTTTCGCGGTTGTTTAATAAGGATCTAAAACTGATTTCTAATTCAAGAGAGAACTCAGTAATTTTCTTCAGTGAAGAAGGCAGTACTACATTATATGGTTATAGATATTTCGACCAAGTTCAGAATAGAAAATTAGCTTCTTGGTTTAAGTGGACTGTCACAGGTGCTATTCAATATCACTGTGTTCAGGACGATGCACTATATGTAGTGGTTAGAAATAACAATAAAGATCAGCTATTAAAGTATGCATTAAAGATGGATTCTAATACTCTGACTGTTGATTCAACTAATAGAGTACATTTAGATCATTTAATGTCTACGACTGGTTGGTCTTATAATGCTACTACTAACAAATCTACAAAGACTAAGCCTACTGGTTTAGAGAGTACTAATCAATTAGCAGCCTACGATGTAGATAGCGGTAATAACTTAGGTAGATATGGCTTAATAACAATCAATGGAAGCAACTTAGAACTTGATGGTGATTGGTCTAGTGAAACATTTTTAATTGGTTACTTGTTTACCATGCAAGTAGACCTACCAACTATTTACTACAAAAAACAAAGTGGTGAATCATGGAGTTCTGATATTAGATCACATACTATTATCCATAGAATTAAGTTAGGTTTTGGACCCGTTGGAGTATATGAGTCAACCCTTAACCGAATAGGTAAGGGAGACTATACAGAGTTATTTGAAGTCACTCCAGCCGATAACTATTCAGCTAATACTTCTGGAATATTTGACGACAACATAATCAGGACAGTTCCTGTATATGACCGTAATAAGAATGTTTCTTTAACAGTTAAATCTACACATCCAGCCCCTGCAACACTACATAACATGACATGGGAAGGGGTTTATACAAATAATAATTACGCTCGTGTCTAATTTTATCCATCCAATTACGTTGGAGGCTGCTAAAGAAGTAGCCTCTAACTTACGCCCAGACGACTATAGAGAAGTAAAAGAGGGTCATGGACATGATCCTGTGGTACATATCCCTTTATGTTCTCTCATAGATGAGTCCGTATATTTCACAGTGCCTGACGGTCGATTAGCAGGTCTTGCTGGAGTACATGAAAACGGACAGATATGGATGTTATGCACACCCGCCATCCATGATTATCCAATTACGTTCGCTAGAGAAGCGAAACGATTTATAGAAAGTAGAGAAGAAGAGTTGCTATGGAACATTGTTGATGAACGCAACAAAGCTCATTTGAAATTACTCCGATTCTTAGGGTTCAAGTTTTTAAGAAGACTTATACATGGACCTAACAATTTATCCTTTATAGAATTTTGCCGTGTGCGATCCAGTCACAGCAGCAGCAGCAGGCATAGGAGCACTTCAGAGTGGTCTGTCTGCACAAGCCGCCAATAAACAAGCAAGTAGAGACTATCAATACAGATTAAAAGTAAGAGAAAGAAATTGGATGGGTGAGAGATCCCTCTACCAAACAAAGTTAGTACAACATGCTCAACAAGTAGATCTTGCTAATGTTGCTGCACAGCGAGCTTATACAAGAACTCAAATATCTTTAAATAATGCACAGTCTTTAGCCATCTTGGAAAACCAAAATGACTGGATGAAGATGATTGCAAACGAAGGAGATATTCAAGTTTCTGCTGCTGCACGAGGTATCCGAGGTAAGGGTATAGGAAGAGGACTAGCAATGAATAAAGGTGCTTTTGGTATGACTCAAGCTATGAGAACTAGAGGTTTAACAATGGCTCAAGACGACGCCAAAGAAACTAATGATTCTATAAGAAGACAATTAAAAGGTTTCTTAAATGAGTCATTCGGTAATGTTGCAATTCAACCCGTCCCTGAAGTAGCACCACCAAAACCAGTAATGCAGAACGCAATGTTAGCTGCGATATTAGGAGGGGCACAATCTGGATTAGCTGCCTATGGAAGTATGGACAAAACAGATAAAACTTTGAGCAATTACAAAAAAAATATGGGTTCAGCTCATAGCGGTAATTTCTCAGGTGGTAGTGCATTTGGTGACTTACCTTCAAGTAAAATACCACCTTCAAGTTGGGGTAAATTACCAAGTACAGGAGGCTATACACCACCTACATTCCCCGGTGGCAACC